GTGAGCGCGGGACCGATCGGCGCGCTCGCAGCAGCACTGGCTCGGGGCGCTCGTACGGCGCCGCGCACACGCCAGCCCGTTCGTCGCAACAGCCGCCACGCTGGCGAGCGCGAACAGCGGCTCTGGAAGATGCACAACATGTTCGATCGCTCGGAGAACAACGCCCGCATGGCGTCGGCCGAAAAGCTCGAGCACGACACCAAGGCGCCTGGCAAACGCAACGGCGCCCTTGGTCATATCGGTCTCAAGGTGTTGCGCTTCCTGCTGCGTCTGCGCGGCCGGGCCGATGGACGGCTCGATCCTTCGATCCAATGGCTGGCCGATCAAATTCACCATTCACGTAGCGCGGTCGCAGCGGCGCTACAGCGGCTGAAGGAGCAAGGTTTCCTCGATTGGGTTCGACGTACCCAGATCGTCGAGGATCCTGAGCGCCCGGACCAATATGTCGAGCAGATCAGCAACGCCTACTTCCTGACACTGCCGGGCCGCGCGCGCGACATCATCCGCAAGGTCATGCGGCGCCCGACCTCACCGGAGGAACGTGCGACAAACGATCGCCGCCGCCAAAAGTGTCAGTCGGCCGAGGAGGTCGAAGCGTCGGTTGCCCGCATTAAGGATCCCGAGCTCCGCGATCTGCTACACGGCATGCGCGCAGATCTAGAGAGTGCAAATCCTCCGGGCGGCCTCAAATAGGCCCTGTAGAGATTAAGAATGAAAGGAGTGCCTGCGGCACGCGCTAATTTGATCACCCCCACCCTGGAGATGGATCGCCCTCCCCAGCCCGACCGCCAAGCCCAGGCGGTCGGACGGGTCGGCTGCGCCGCCCCTCATGCTTGGCGTGGGGGTGGAGCAGGAAGTGTGCCATTGCACCGCCAGCCGATAGCCCGTTGCAAGGGGGTCGCCGCGGCTAAAATCGATGCAGTAGGTGCATCAATCCGCATCGCACTCGTCGTCCAATTCCCGGCCTCTCGAAGCGGGATGACGGCCGGCGCCAGGGGCAACCATCGTCTGCATCATTAGCGACACGAAAAGTGCGCGGGCGAGGCGGGGGTCGCAGCGCGCGAAATGGGGTGGCGCCGGGGGTCGCGCCGAAAAATCGTGATCGTCGATTTTTGAAATTTTATTGCGCGTAATTTCATTGCGCGATGAAGCGACCTTGCGCTGTTGGAAATGTACCGCTTTTGTTCTCTACCTAATTCGGGAGAACGATATGCGCCAAGTACGGCATGACGAGCTGCTCTATCACCTCTTCGACTCGACGCGTGGATGGACGCCATCCTTACGCAACGGCCTGGCGCTCGACGCTGAGCGACGCGCGCGCTGGGTCGAGATCGGCGCGGCCGTGGTTGCCGAGAGGCTGTGCCGCTTTCACTTCTTTCCAGATGGAGAGCCTGCCCCGCTCAACGGCAAAGAGCTGGCGGCCGTGCTGGCCAAGTCCATTGATGGCTGGCGGCATACGCTTCGCGTGGACCTCACCTCGCGCGAGGAAAAGGTGCGGCACCGCGCGCGATGGACTGCCGCATATCTGCTGGCCGATCACTTCGCCGGCTACCAAATCCTGAGCGAGCTGCCCGACCCGCCGCCCTTCCGCCTTTACGGCGATACTGGTTCGGGCGTTCCCGATCGGGACGAACTGCCAACGCCCATTGGTCCGCTGTTCGGCGAGGCCGGCATCGACGCGGGCGTGACGTCGCCGCCCCGCCCGCGTCGGGACTTACGAACCGGGTTCGAAGTTGCCGATCAGCAGCTCGGCCGCTTTCGTGCTCGCGCCAGCCGTGATGGTGTACGTCGTTTCGAACTCACGCATGCGGAAGCCCGCGAATGTCGCCCGGACGCCAGGCGTGTCGTTGATCGACAGCAGGAACTTGCCCTTGATGCCGGCAAGCTGCGCGGCCAGGCGCTCGAAATCGCTGCGGCCGAACACGTCCTGCCCATAGTCGCGCTCGCATCCCCAATACGGCGGGTCGAGGTAGAACAGCGTTCCCGGCGTGTCGTAGCGGCGAATGAAGTCGCCATAGTCGAGCTGCTCGATCACGACGCCGGCAAGCCGATCGTGGATCTCCGCGAGCAGCGGCTCGAGTCGATTGACGTTGAACCGCGCGCCCTGCCGGGGATCTACGCCAAAAATCCGGCCCTCGACCTTACCGCCGAACGCCAGGCGCTGCAGATAGAGGAACCTAACCGCCCGCTGCAGATCGGTGAGCCGCTCGGGCGGCAGTGCCTTCAATCGTTCGAACTCGGCGCGGCTCGCGACCCGGAACCGCAGCATGTCGATGACATAGGCATAGTGCTCCTGGAGCACGCGGAAGAAGGTCGCGACATCGCCCGACACGTCATTGATGTACTCGGCGCGCGGACGGCGCCGGCGTTTCAGGAAAATGCCGCCCATGCCCACGAAGGGTTCGGCGTAGCTGTCGTGCGGCGTGCCGTCGATCAGCGGGACAAGCCGCTTCACCAGATTGCGCTTGCCACCGATATATCCGGCAGCGGGCATCACGGGATCGACGTCGGTCATAGTGTACATGTTGGATTTCTCGCTCTTTAGGATCCCCGCCCGGCGCGCCGGGTGCGGGACGGCCGATGGCCGATCGTGTCGTGGCGAGATCATCCCTCGTCGGTTTGGCCGGACTGCCATCCGGCCTCCCCCGCCCGGTCATTCGACCGGACGCGAAATCTATGCGGCTGAAGGGGTGCTGCGCACCCGTTCCTTGAACCGAATCACTTCGAAGCCGACCTGGTCGTTGACGTCGAGCAGGCTCGCCTGGATCGGCTCGATCTCCAGCTCGAAGAACATGTCGGTTGCCTGCAGCGGGTTGCCGAACCCGCTCGACCCTTGCGCCGGCACGATGCCGAGCAGCGCGGGCGGCGTGCGGTGCGCGGCGAGCACGTCGTCGCGCGTCGCGTTCTTGATGCCGAGGAACTCGTCCTTCGCGCCCACCTCGGCGATCGGCAGGATCTTGAGGCTGCCGTCCTTCCCGCCTGGCGCATGCACGAACAGGTTCTTGAAGTTGCCCGGCCCCTTCGACGCCTTCAGCGCGTCGCGAAGCATGGTGGTGTCGTTCTCGTCGATGTCGCCGGTGGCATAGAGGATATACCCGGCGTGGCTGCCGTTGAGGTAGTAGCGACGCCGGAACAGCGTCGCCGCCTCGTTGAGCAGCGCCGACTGGAGCGCGCTCAGATATTCGGGCACGCCGTAGATCTCCTGGTTTACGTCGGCTTGCATGACCTGGACGATGCTGCCGGGCGCGAACTCGGTCTCCTGGTTGTACGCCGGCAGGAAGAAGAATTGGCCGGGCTGCAGCCCGCGCCGGGTGTATTTCGAGAGGACGTGGTCGAGCCGCATCGTGCCGCCCAGCAGGTTGCGGATCTGCTCGAGGTAGGCGGTGCCGAACACCAAATAATCCTGCACGAACGCCGCGAAGGCCTTGCGCGACAGGAACGGCGTCGGATCGAACGACGATGCGAGCAGGTTGCGCTTGAGCATGATCGCCGAGCTGTGATGCGGCGAGACGCGGTAGGCGCGCGCCAGCCCATCGAGCGGGATCGGCGGTTCATACCAGCGCCCGTTATGCACGCATTCGATCATGTCCATGATCTCGCGGCGGTTGAGCACTGGCTCCGGGTCTCCGAAGGTAAAGGCCTGCATCGCGGTCGAGCCGCTGGCCTTCGCACTGCCCGCCTCGATCGCGCCGTTCGCTGCCGCTGCCGTCTCGGCGCGCGACATCGCCTGCGCCTTGTTCCGCCTGCTCATCAGAAGATCTCCATGCGCGTTTTCGGCCGCGCCTTGCCGTCGAGGGGTTCGTTGATGAAAATGTGCATCGCCGCCCAGGCGAGGTCGGCATGGCCGACCGCCTCGGTGCGGCTCGCCTTGAAGGTGACGGCGCGACCGCTGGTGGTGAGCGTCTTCTTGATCGACAGGAACGCCGACTGCAGATCGATCCAGCCAGCGTCATATTCGATGCGCTGACGGCTGAAGGTGTGCTGCGCCTTCATCACCATCTGCGCCTTCGCCTCGAGCGAATATTCGATCTTCACGACGCCGCGCATGCGATCCTTGAGCAACTGGTAGACGGCCGCGCCCACGCCGTTCGCATCGATGCCGAGATAGGTGCAGTTGTAGCGGGCGAGCAGCGCGAGGATCGCACTCGCCTGGGCTTCGAAATCGAGACCGCGGAACTGGTGGCGCTCGAGCAGCCGGAACTTGCCGCCCGGCCCGTCTGGCGGGAGCGCGATGACCAGCGCGGCGTTGTCGCCGTCCTCGCTTTCCTGCGGATCATAGCCCGCCCACACCTCGCGGCTGCCCACGGGTCGCTTGGCGATCGGGTTGAAATCGACCCAATCGACCATCGTATCGACGGTGCAGCGCTGCAGCTCGTTAAACTTGAACGCCGACAGGCTGTCGTCGACGAACTGGCACATGAGCAGGTTGGCGAATTCGTCGGGCGCGTACTCGATGCGCAGCTCGTCGATGTTGAAGAGGTCGCAGCCCTTCTCGGCCGCGTCCTCGATCGTGACGATCTGGCGCCAGACATTGTCCTCGCACAACCGGCCAGCCTTCAGCGCGGCGTGGCTGACATCGATCTCGATGCGGTCGGCCTTCTTGACGCGCCGGTTGCGTCGCTCGCCGGTCCAATAGCCGTGCGCCTGGTGCGCGACGCTCGACGGCGTCGAGAAATAGGTGCGTCGCCAGCGCTTGTGCATCGCCATCGCGCTGGCGACCTTGTTCAGCTCCTCAAAGCCGTAGGTCCAGAAGAACTCGTCGAAATAGAAATTGCCGTGATAGCCCTGCGCGGTGCGCGCGTTGGTGCCGAGGAAGATCAGCTCGGCCGCAGGCTCGCCCTCGGGGATCAGGTCCGAGGTGAGGACGATCGGATCGCCCTGCAGCTTGACGCCGACCCGCGCCGCGAACTGGACGATGTAGTTGCGAAAGATGTGCGCCTGCGCCTTCGACGCCGACAGGAATATCTGGTTGCCGCCACCCCGCAGCGCGTCGAGCAGCGCCTCGCGAGCGAAGTAATAGGTCGCGCCGATCTGGCGTGACTTGAGGATCATGCGGGTGCGCTGATCCTTCGCCTCCCACCAGTCGCGCTGATAGCCGAACATCTCGGCCTCGAGGATTTCCTCGAGCTTCTCGACCTGCTCGGCGGTGAAGTGGTTCTTCTTCGCCTTCTTGCGCCCGCCGACGTTGCGGTTGGCGACCTTCTCGTTGAGATCGCCTTCGTGCCCGCCAGGCGCTTCGTATCGGCGCACGCGCGCGCCCGACACGACGGCGCGCATCAACAGGTCGATTTCCTTGAAGTCGCTGCCCGTCTTACTCTCTTTGGCAATCAGCAGGTTGAGGCGGCACTCGAGCGCATCCTCGATCTTCGAGAGCGATGGCGCACCGTCCCACTTCTCGCGATCCTTCCACGCCTGGACGGTCGGCCGCTTCAGCCCGAGCTCGTCCGCGATCTGCGTCACGCCCCAGCCGCGCCAGTACAGGCTACGCGCCTGGCGCCGCGCATCGACCGGAATCGGCATCGTCGATGCGGGCAGCGGCATGCCGGTGTCGGGTGGAAGCTTGCTCATGGCGCGCAAACCTAGCCACGCGCCAGCGCCGAGCCGGATAGGCGGCTCTTGTGGAACCGGTCTCCACAAGCCCGCACGCTTGAGAAGTCAGACGGTTCCGATGCCTTTTAGCGCCTCAGAAGCCCGTGCGGCTCAGATTTTCCGAGGGACCGACCCAGATGGCCAAGAGCAAATTCTTCCGCGCTTTCGTCGAGGGCCAGACGATCAGCGATGGCCGTAAGATCGACGGCGCCTGGATCGACCAGATCGCCCAGACCTTCAACACCGAAACCTACACGCCGCGAATCAACATCGAGCACATCTCGGGCTACAGCCCGGAGCCTCCGTTCAACGGCTATGGCAACGTCGTCGCGGTCAAGGTGCAGACCGACGACTTCTCGATCGCCGGCAAGACCGAGCAGCGTAAGGCGCTGTATTGCCAGGTCGAGGACAACGGCCAGCTCGCCGGCCTGGTCGAAAAGGGCCAGAAGCCCTTCCCGTCGGTCGAGCTGACCGACAGTTATGCCGGCACGGGCAAGGTCGGCCTGATCGGCCTCGCCTTCACCGACAAGCCGGCGTCGATCGGCACCCAGGCGCTGCAGTTCTCGCGCTCGGCGCCGGGCAGCCTGTTCAGCGACAGCCTCGAGGCGGTGACGCTCGAATTCGAAGCCGCCCTGCCCGACGCCACCAAGGTCGAAAGCTCGATCGCCGGCTTCTTCTCCGCGCTCACCGCCAAATTCGCCAAGACGGCCGAACCCGAAAAACCCAAGGATCCACCCGCGCCCGCGAACGACAATGCCGCCTTTGCGGCATTCGCGACGGAAATGGGCGCCACGATGTCGGCTGCGATGACGGCCGCGCTCAAGCCCCTGATCGAAACCCAGACGCAGCAGGCGGCGGACTTCGCCGAGCTGAAGGGCAAGCTCACCAACACCGAGCAGCAGCAGTTCAGCCAGCGTCAGCCCGCGACCGGTTCGCCCGTGGCCGGCAACGTCACCGACTGCTGATCCCCACCCGCCCCCGATCGCCCGCCTCTCTCACGCCCGGAGCACCCGATGCAGACCGCCACTCGCCTCCTGTTCAACGCCTATGTCGGCCAGCTCGCCCAGCTAAACGGCCTCGATGCCAGCCTCACCGCCATCCCCGGCGAGCTGAAGCAATTCAACGTCGCGCCGGTGATCGAGCAGCGCCTGCAGGCCAAGCTGCAGGTGACGAGCGACTTCCTAAGCCGAATCAACGTCGTGCCGGTGGTGCCGCAGCAGGGCGACCGCGTCGGTGTTGGCGTGACGCGCTCGCTCGCCAGCCGCACCGATCGCAGCCAAGGCCATCGCCGCACGCCGACTGATCCGACCGGCAGCGATCAGATCGACACCTATTTCTGCAAAAAGACCGATTACGATTACGCCTGGTCGTATTCGATGCTCGACGCCTGGGCGCACCGGCCGGAGTTTCAGCAGCTCTGCCGCGATGCCGTGATCGTCCAGAAAGCCTCGGACATCATCACCATCGGCTTCAACGGCGTGAACGCCGCAGCCGAGACCAACCGCAACACCTATCCGCTGCTCCAGGACGTCAACTGGGGTTGGCTCTACAAGATGCGCACCTATGCGCCGTCGCGCGTCATGGCGCACGGCGGACTCGACAACCTGAAGGTGTATGTTTCCGACACCGGCAACGCCGATTACGCCAACCTCGACGCGCTGGTGTTCGACGCCAAGCACAACCTGCTCGCCGAGCAGTTCCGCACCGCGACCGACCTGGTCGTGATCGTCGGCAGCGATCTCGTTCACGACAAGTATTTCAAGATCGTGAGCGATGCCGGCGACAATGCCATGCAGCAGGTCGCCCGCGACGTGATCCTGTCGAGCCGCCAGCTTGGCGGCCTTCCGACCATGCAGGTGCCGTTCTTCCCGCCTAACGCGCTGATGATCACCAGCCTCAAAAACCTGTCCTACTATTGGCAGATCGGCAGCGCGCGCCGCGCGGTGAAGGACGAAGCCGCCCTCGACCAGATCGAGAACTACGAAAGCATCAACGACGCTTTCATGGTCGAGGAATACGGCAAGGCCTGCCTCATCGAAAATATCCAGCTCGGGCCGAAGGCGTAAGCGCCTCCGCACCCCCCGCCCTGCCCGCCTCTCTTCGATCAGGAACGACCATGAGCCCAGCTCGCCAACATCGGGACCGTCTCGCCGCACTGGCACTCGACGCCGACCCGTCCGCACCGGTCGCTTCGTCAGAGGGAGGCGGGCAACCGGGCGAAACCATCATCGCCGTGATCGACGCGCCGATGACGCCCGCGCGCCAACATCGTCTTCGGCTCGCGGGTATCGCCGCAGCGGCAGCAGATGCTGAAACCGCGATCGGCTCCGATGCGCCGGCCGCCCCCGGCACCGTAGCCTCGCTCGGTACCGTTGCTGCCTTCGCCGCCAAGCAGGCGCACGGCCAGATCGTGCTGCGCCTCACTCATGACTTGCGCCGGCTGAAGGAAATCCAGTCGATCGAGCGCAAGGTGGACGCCAAACGCGAGATGCTGCCGGAATACCGCCCGTGGATCTCCGGCCTGCTGCGCGCGGCCGAGGAAACCGGCATGGGGGTGCAGGACGAAGTTCTGCCCACCATCATGGTATGGGCGATCGACACCGGCGAGTGGGTCTATGGCCTCGATCTCGCGCGCTATGTGCTCGAGCATGATCTCGCGCTGCCCGCGCGCTACGAGCGCCAGCCCGCCACGCTGATCGTCGAGGAATTCGCCGACGCCGCCATCGCCGTGCTCGAGCGCGATGAGTTGTTTCCGCACGACGTGCTGTCCGAGCTGTACGAGCTGACGCGCGGCGAGGACATGCCCGACGAAGTTCGCGCCAAACTGCACAAGGCGATCGGCCTGGACTATCTCGCCGTGCTCAACCCCGCCCTCTACCCCGAGGCGACCGACGAGCACCGCGATGACAGCCGCGCCGAGGCGATCAAGCACTTTGCCCGCGCAATCCAGCTCAACTCCCGCATCGGTCTGAAACAGAAGCTCGACAAGCTGAAGAAGGACGCGCCGTCCTCGCCGCCAGCTCTCGATACGCCACCCACGCCATAACCGCGCCCAGGCGCGGCTGACCAGCTCGCCCCCGGCGCTCGGGGGCGGATCGCACACGACGGGAGGGCCGCAAGGCTGAGGGCCGTCGCTGATCCGATCCCCACCCCCGAAAACCGGAGGGCGGGCACGAAGGAACCATCATGTCGCTGCTCTTGATCTTCTGGCTCGTCCTCGCGTTCGCCGCCTGCGGCGTCGGCGCCTGGCTCACGATGGCCGGCGCGATCTCCGGTGACAGGGCGCAGGATTTCGTCGGGAATGTCCATGCTCGGATCGTCCATGTGATTTCGTGCGCGATTCGGGCGGGGATTGGCTTGCTGCTGTTCAACGTTGGCGCCGCCATGATTGGGCGCGTGCTCGGATGAGCGGCTTCAACTGCACGCCCTCGATCGTCCCGCCCGCATCGACGGTGATTGAGGCGCCGATCGCCAATGACGGCTGGTTTCCCGATATCGATCTTGCCTCGCTGCGTGAGGCCATGCGCTTGCGCGATTCGGTGACGCCCGCGCGGCTGCGCACCTCCGCGCTCGACGCGATCATCACCGTCGGCAACCAGCTCGTCGCGTGGCAGGCGCGCCAGGTCGCGGCCGGTTACGCCAGCCTAGGCGCGGTTCCAGCGCCAATCCTCGACGGCAAGAGCCGCCTGGTGCTGCTCTACGCGCGCGCGATCGGCGCTTACACCAAGGCCGAGCTGGTCGAACGCTACCGCGACGTCGATCAGACCGCAGCCGGCCAGCGCAGCGTCGGCGAGCTGGACAGCTCGATCGAGGAGTTGCGCCGCGACGGGCTGCACGCGGTGCGCGACATGCTCGGTACCACCCGCGTGTTCGTCGAGCTGATCTGATGGCCGACGTGATCCGCGCGCAGCAAGGCGACACGCTCGACGCGCTGCTCTGGCGCGAGCGCGGCCTGACCGCGAGCGACGCCGTGCGCGTGCTCGAGGCCAATCCGGGGCTTGCCGACCAGGGCGTCATCCTGCCGCTCGGCACGCCGGTCACGGTTCCAGCCAGCGCCAGCCCAACGCCGCGCGCGCTCCCCCTCGTACAGCTCTGGGATTGACGATGGACAAGCAGATTCACCAGCTCATCGAAACCCTGCTCGAGCTGCTCGTCGGGCTGTGCCCGGCCGCGCTCGGCGCGGCGGTCAGCCTCGTCTACGAGAAGGGCCTCACCTGGCGCGAGCGCTTCGTCCAGTGGGTGGTCGGAATCATTGTGAGCTGGTTCGCCGGCCGCGCGATCGGCGCACTGTTCGCGCTCAGCCCGTTCGTGCTGCAGGCGGTGTCCTTCACCCTCGGCATGATCGCCTTCAAGGCCGTGCCCAAATTCATCGCGAGCTGCACCGATGCGGTTGCCGGCCTGCCATCGGATCTCCGCGATCGCTTCCTCCCCCGCAAAAAGGATGGCGAATGAGCTACGATCGCAAGAAGCTCGAGCGCGAACTCGCGCGTGATGAAGGCCGCAAGCTCCGGGTCTATCTCGACACGGTCAAGAAGCGCTCGATCGGCGTCGGCCGCAACCTCGATGACGTCGGGATCCGCGCATCCGAACGTCTGGCGCTCAGCATCACGCTCGCGAGCGTTCTGGCCAAGGGCATCACCGATCACCAGTGCGACGTGCTGCTCGACAACGATATCGCGCAAGCGGAGCAGGATCTCGACGCCAAGCTGCCGTGGTGGCGCACGCTCGTGGATGCCCGCCAGCGCGTGCTGCTCAACATGTGCTTCAACATGGGCATCGGCACGCCACCCAGCGGCGGCAAGCCCGGCAAGGGTCTGCGCGGCTTCGCCAGCACGCTCGAGGCGATCCGCACCGGCCGCTACGCCGACGCGGTCGCCGGCATGAAGGCATCGAAATGGCACGGCCAGGTCGGCGCGCGCGCGGTTCGCCTCGAGGCGATGATGAGCACCGGAAAGGACGCGGCATGATCAAGACGGCTCTGGGGGCTACGGCCAAATGGATCGCCGGCGAGAGCGGATGGCTGGTGTTGCTCGCCGTCGCCGGCGTCGGTGCCTGGCTCTACGTCCAGTTCGCCCAGGTCCGCGCCGATCGCGACAACGCGATCCACGTCGCGGAGATTATCTGCGCAGGCATCGGCACCGGGTTCGCGCCCTCGGTTTCGCAGGAGCCGGATGCCAAGGGCAAGCTGGTGACGGTCGCCCACGCGCGCGGCGCGCTGTGCCAGCGCCGCGCCAGCGACCTCGCCGACTTCAAGGCCCGCACCGACGAAGCGACGGCCGCCACGCTCGCCAAGGCGCTGCAGGACCACGACGCCCGCCAGAATTCCGATAGCGCAGCCGCGCGCGCATCAGCCGATGCGGCGCGCGCGGCTGCCGAACGCATGGAGACAGCCGATGCCAAAGCCGCACGCACGAACATTGTCGATCATGAGTGGTTTGCTGCTGTCAACGGCGTTGCCGGGCTGCGCGCACCGGATCGTTGAAGTCCCGGTGGAGAAGCCGGTGCCCGTCGCGGTCCCCGTCAAGGATCCCGCGCCGGCCGAGCTGATCCGTTGCGCCGATCGCCCGCAGGGTTTGCCCGAGAGCAAGGATATGCTCGCGCAGATCCCGACGCCGGTGCGCGCCGCCATCATCCGTATCGCGCGCGCGTTCGCGGCCAACGCGGCGCAGCTCGATCGCCTCATCAACTGGGAAGCGCCGGGCACCTGCCCGGTCGGAAAGGTGCCGTCGAAGTGAAGAAGCCCGAGGGCCTCAAGCGCTTGCTGCTCGCCGCGGTTCCTGGCCTCGCGGCCGACCCGACGCGCCTGGCGATGTTCATCGACAAGGGCAAGCTCACCGCGCGCGGCACGGGCACGCTGTCCTTCGAATATAGCTACACGCTCAACATCGTCGTGCAGGATTATTCGGGCGAGATCGACGATCTCATGGTACCGATCGTCGCCTGGGTGGCGGAGATGCAGCCCGATCTGCTCGATCGCGCGCCCAACGAACCGTTCACCTTCGAATCCGAGATCCTCGACGGCGATGCCGCTGACGTCTCGATCGACCTCGAGCTGACCGAGGCCGTGCGCGTCGTGCGCAAGCCCGAGGGCGGCTTTACCGCGACGCACCTCGACGAACCGAGCCGCGAGGACGCTTTCGCCGGCGTATGCGGCGTGAACCTGTGGCAGCTTCTGCTCCGCGAAGACATGAACCCGGCGTCGGTGATCGCCGTTCCCGATCGTGGATGACCTCACGCATATCGAGTCGCTCGCCGGCGCGCTGATCCGCTCGCTCGCATCCGGCGAGCGCCGCAAGCTGTTGCGACAGATCGCGCGCGGGATCCGGGCAAGCCAGTCGGCCCGCATCGCGCGCCAACAGGCGCCCGATGGCGAAGCCTTCGCCGCGCGCCGGCCGAAGAAGGATCCACGCCCCGGCAACCACACCGCGAAATTCCTCTACCCGAAGGGCGCGGCCGAGCCGCGCCTGGTCCTCATGAAGAGCTGGGTCCACGATGGCCCGCTGCTGACCGGCTTCGACATCGAGGTTGGCGGCATCCGCAGCTTCTTCTGGGACAAGATCGACCGCTGGGTGCCGGTGACGCCCGAGGAACAGAACAAGGGGGCCGGCAAGTTCCGACGCCAGGGCCGTATTCGGCAGAAAGCCATGTTTCGAAAGCTGCGCAATGGCCGCAACCTTCGCGCCGACGCGACCGACCGCGAAGCGTGGATCGGCTTCACCGGCCGCGCGGCCGAGATCGCGCGGGTCCATCAGGACGGCTTGAGCGACCGGCCCGCTGCCAAGGCAAAGCCTGTCCGTTACGCGCGGCGTGTCTTGCTGGGCCTCACTGTCGCAGAGCGGAGCACCGTGCTGGATCAATTGCTTATTCAGCTATCCAGTTCTCTGGCAAGAAAAAACGAGTGATGGAAGTACCGCAATCTTCCGACACACTCCAGTCAATGCTAAGTACGCTGCGCATTGGCCGTTGGGAGTAGTTATTTGAGCGACGAATCAGAGCACTCCGGCGGTTCGCTTGTTGGTGATCTTGCCGGTTTTGGTAAGATCGGTACCGAAATTGTGAAGATGTTTGGGAAAGCGACCGGCGTGATGTACCGGCCCAAAGCCATTCGGGACGAGGCAGACGCGAAAGCGCATGAGATCATGGTACTTGCTCAAGCTCAATCCCGAGCCGATGCGCTTACCAAGTTGCGAGCTGACGATGTAAATTTCGAGTTGCAACGGCGGGCAGCTCACCGCATCGTCGCAACGGCTGTACAAGAGCAGACTAACCTTGAGAATATAGTGGAGGCGAGCCTCACGATAACTAGTCAGGCGCCCAACGATGAATCGCAGCCGTTGGACGAAGGCTGGTTTGCTCGGTTCGTGGATGACGCGAAAAAAGTCACGCAGCTTGAGCTTCAGCAAGTGTGGGCTACTTTGCTATCCCGACAGGCGGGCGGAAGCAAATTTAGCCTACGCCTTCTCGACAACCTTAAAAACATGTCACCGGAAGATATAGCGGCGTTCGAAAAATTCGTGTGGATAAAGCGCGCTTGGACAACGCTCCTTACCTGGCAGGATTATCTGGGGCCGGATCGCCACGACAACTGCCAGCTTTTGAAGGATAGTGAGCGAGAACTGCTTTTCGACGCGGGGCTTGTAAGTGATACGATGCACTTAGCAGCAAAGAATGCCGACGCGATACCGATTACTGTTATAGTTTTTATCGCTGGAACAAAATATAAGATAAGTTCCGATAAAGACCACATCTCGCTATTTAGCCTCGATTTTACTCGGATGGGAAAAGAGTTGGAACGTGCAATCGGTCCGACCCCTGACGAATTTGCTGCCGAGCTAGAAGATGGCTTGCCGGCTTTCCTACAAGGCGTCAGGAGTTCCGCTCATCACCAAAATTTTGTAATGGAGCGGGTCGAGGAAAATCCGGGTTAATCGGTCTTGACCGTGCATGGCGCTACAGGTCTTGCGGTCTTGTAGAGACCCGTTCCACAAGACCGCGCGATAGCCATAGGCTGCGCCTCCCGGCGACATGCCGGCGATGGCCGATCTCTCCAGCCCCACATCCAGCGTCGATCTGTCGCGCCTCCCCGCGCCGACCATCGTCGAGCAGCTCGATTACGAGACGGTGTACGCCGAGCTGCTCGCCTATGTGCAATCGCCGGGCGTGCTGCCGAGCTTCGATGCGACGGTGGATTCCGATCCTGCCGTCAAGCTGCTCCAGGTTTTCGCCTGGCGCGAGCTGATCATTCGCCAGCGCTTCAACGACCGTGCCCGGCAAACGATGGTCGCCTACGCCGAAAAATCGAACCTGGACAACCTCGGCGCGCTGTTCGGTGTCACCCGGCTGGTCATCGACGCCGGCGATCCGGCCAACGGCGTCGATCCCGTCATGGAGGGCGATGACGATCTGCGCGAGCGCATCGTTCTCTCCCCGGAAAGCCAGTCGGTGGCCGGGCCGGAGAGCGCCTACATCTTCCACGCACGCTCGGCGGATGGCACGATTCGAGACGCGAGCGCATCGAGCCCCGCGCCCGGCGAAGTCGTTGTCTCGATCCTGTCGCGCGTTGGCGATGGCACCGCCAGCCCCTCGCAGATCGCCGCGGTTCAAGCAGCGCTCGGCATCGTCGAGGGAAACAAGCTCCGCCCGCTCACTGACTACGTTACCGTCGCGAGCGCAGAAATCGTCACTTATTACATCGACGCGGATCTGACGTTGCTCTCCGGTCCCGATCAGACCGTCGTGCTGGCCTCGGCCCAGGCGAGCATCGCCGCGTTGGTCGGTGCCGGGGGAAAGCTCGGCGTGGACGCAAACCGGGCGGCGATCACCGCCGCGTTGATGGTCGCCGGCGTCCAGAATTTGCGGCTCAACCAGCCCCCGGCCGACGTCGTGGTGGACAAGACCCAGACGGCGCATTGCGCCGGCATCGCCGTGAGGGTGTCCGGTGTCGGCGCCTGATCTCCTCCCGCCCAACGCGACGCCGCTCGAGCGCGCCCTTGCCGGCGCGACGGCGCGCATCGATGATGTGCCGATCGACCTGGCCGCGCTCTGGAACCCGGCGACGTGTCCACCGGACCTGCTGCCGTGGCTCGCCTGGGCACTCTCGACCGACAATTGGGACACCGGCTGGAGCGACGCGCAGCGCCGCGCGGCGGTCGCCTCCGCGATCGACGATCAGCGACATAAGGGCACGCGCTACACTGTCGAGCGCGTGCTCGCATCGTTCGACGGGTTGCTGCGCCTGGTCGAATGGTTCGAGATGTCGCCGCGCGGCGCGCCTTACACCTTCGAGGTGCGTCTACCGGTGATCGACGCCGACGGCGTCGCCGGCGGTCGGCGCATTTCAGCGGCGTTCGCCCGGGCGATCGTCGATGCGGTCACCGCCGCCAAGCCGGTGCGCGCGCATTTCCAGCTCGTCCAGCAGCTCGCACAGATCGCCCGGCCGGGCGTGGTCGCGGCGGTACAGGCGACCGCCTATCGCCGCATTGATGCCGACATGCGCCACCCCGACGACGGGACGATCTGGGCCGCGCTGCTCCAGACCGAATATGGCGAGCCGCTCGCCGACGATTTCGCCACCTTCATCGACGGGACCGCCGCATGAGCGCCTTGGTTTGCACGCTCACCACCGCCGGTCTCGCCGCGCTGCTCGACGCGGCGGCGGGCGGAACGAACGCGGTTCGGATCGCCTCGGCCGGCGTCACCGCGACCGCCGTCGTCGTCGCGCCGACGCTCACGGGCCTGCCGGACGAAATCCGCCTCGGCGCGGTCGCCGGCACGCCGATCGACGCGACCACGATCCATCTCACCGTCCGCGATGAGAGCGCGGCCGCGTACACCGTCCGCAGCATCGGCCTCTATCTCGACACCGGCACGCTGTTCGCGGTCTACAGCCAGCCCGACCCGATCGTCGAAAAGGCGAGCGTCTCGACGATGTTCGCCGCGCTCGACGTCAAGCTGCTCGAAGGCCAGGCCGGCCTCGTCCAGTTCGGCGCGACCAGCTTCCTCAACCCGCCCGCCAGCGAAACGGTGAAGGGCGTCGCCTATTTCGCGACCATCGCCGAGGCGCTGGCGGGCGCGGTCGCCGACAAGCTGATCTCGCCGGCGACGATGAAGCGCTGCCTCGACAATTACGTGCTGGCCGATCGGCTCGGCGCGCCGGGCGGTGTCGCCACGCTCGGGCCGGATGGCAAGCTGCAAATCTCCCAGCGCCCGCCCATCGACCTGATCGATGTCTGGCCGGTCGCCAACGAAGCCGAGATGCTCGCGATCGACGGCACGGTCGGCGATTTCGCGGTGCGGACGGACAACGGCCTGGTCTACGTGCTCCAGTCGGTGCCGGCGTCGGTGCTCGGCAACTGGCTGGAGATCTCCACGCCCGCGCCGGTGTCGAGCGTCAACGGCAAGACCGGTGCCGTGTGGCTCAGCGCCGGCGATGTCGGCGCCGTGCCGACCGGGCGCCAGATCTACGTGATCGATGGGCCGCTCTATGGCGGCGGCAATCTCGGCGGAGACGTCGGAATCGGTCTGCGCGTCGCGTCGCAGGACGATGTGATGGGCGGCCAGCGCTGGGACCAGGTGGTCACGCCCGGCGGGCTGCTGCCGCTGATCCAGCGCACCGATGGCAAGGTCGATCGCGGCCGCAGGATCGACACTGGCGGGCTGCTCACCGGCGGCGGTGCGCTCGATGGCGACCGCTTTCTGAGCGTCGTCGCCGCTGGCACCGACGACATCATCGCCGGCCTGCGGTGGGATTTGGCGATCACGCCGGCGGGCCTCGCCAGCCTGCCGAAAAGCCTGACTCCAAACGGCTATTACATGTGGCCCGGCGGCTTCATGGTGCAGTGGGTGCAGTATCGCGGCGTTTTCACGGGCGACGCCTCGGTCTACGTGACCTTCCCGGTGTCCTTCCGCGAGATCGTGCTGCCACAGGCCGGCACCGCCTTCATCGCCGCGCCCAACAACTATCGCGACCTTTGGGCGCAGGCCACCCAGCCATCGCTCGGCGGAACCTACGTGCAGCTCCAGGCGGCAACGTCGAACGACAAGCGCGCGGATGGCTTCGATCTGATCGTGTTCGGGAAATGACCATGCTGCACTGGAGCCCCTCGACCGGACATTTCTATCACGCCGCCATTCACGGCGAGAACGTGCCCGACGATGCGGTCACGATCACCGAGGCACGGCACCGCGTCCTTCTGGATGGACAACGCGTCGGGCGGAAAATCATCGCCGGCGCCGACGGCAAGCCCACGCTCACCGCCCCGGTGCGCGCCACCACGACGATGCTGCGCCAGGACGCGGTCATCGACATCCGCGTCGAGGCGCGCCGGCGCATCCTCGCGGTCGCCTCGATCGAGCGGCAGTCGAACGACAATGCGGTGTTCGCGCTTCGCGCGCTCGGCCTCGACGCGCCCGGCACCTTCGACGCGGCTTTGGCGCGGCGCCAGCGCATCGACGCGATCCGCGCCGCCAGCAACGCGCTCGAGGCGAAGATTTCGACATGGGCGGCGGCGGCGCTCGGCAGGCTCGACGTGACCGACCCCGCCTATTGGCCGGCGGAGGCATAAGCGATGGCGAAGATCTCCGATCTCGAACTGGTCGCGCAGCCGGGTGGTGATGAAACCGTCGTCATCCTCAAGGACGGTGTCGCCAAGCGGAGCCTGTTCTCATGGCTGGTCGAGGCGGCAGCCAGGCCGTTCGTCACGGCGGCTCAACAAGCCCGCGACGACGCGCGCACCGCCCAGGCGGGGGCAGTCGACAGCGTCACCACGCGCCTCAAGGATCTGGGCTTCGATCCCGAGATCGGCTACGAAGCCGATCTCGCCGGCGTGGTTTCGGCCGCGCGCACCGCGCTCGGGACGCTGCTCGACTTCATCGATCCGGCCGGCAATCGCTATATCGAAAACCCGCTGATCCTGTCGCAGCTCCTGGCGGTGCCCGCACTCACGCTCGGCGGAGTGAGCGAAACGAACCTCGGGGGCTACGAGGCCGATCTCGCCGGCGGCGGGCGCCTCTATGTCGATGCCAACGGCTTCCTGCTCAATTCCGATGACGGGATGGGAAATTTTCCGGTCACGGGTCCGATCGCCTCGGCCTTCGGAGGCGCCTTTGGCGGGGGCCTCGCCGCGCCGTTCGTATCGCTGAACGGGATGGCCGAAACGAACCTGGCCGGGTTCGAGGCCGATCTCGCCGGCGGCAGCAGGCTCTATGTCGATGGCAACGGCCTCCTGCTCGATGCCGACGACGGGCTCGGCAATTTCCCGGTCAGCGGCCCGATCGCTTCGGCCTTTAGCGGTGCCTTCGCCGGCGGCGTGAGCGCGCCGTCGCTGACGATGAACGGCGTCACCGAAACCAATGCGCTCGGTTTCGAGGCCGATCTCGTCGGTGGCCAGTATTTCGTGGTCGATGGCAACGGCGACCTGTTGACCGGCACGAGCAGCGGCGCGTCGGATCTCACGACCTACGCGACCGCGACCCATGCCGATGGCAGCATCACCACCGTCGAGCTGGTCAACGGCAAGCCGCAGATCGTCACCTATGACGGGCCGAGCGGCGCGCGTACCGTGCTTACCAGCGACGGCAACGCCAATGTCGCGCCCGCGATCACCGCCACGAAACAGGTGATCTACACGAACGACGCCGATGGGGCAGCGAAGCGGATGTGGCGCCCGCTGCTCGGCGGAGCGGCGTGGCCGGTCGCGCCCTCCGCGCTGATCGTCGTCGATGGCGATTCCATCGGGGAGAACGGCAACAGCGGCTTCACACCCGCACTCATCGCCCAGGTGCAGGGTCGCACCATCCAAACCGAATCCATCGGCGGCCAGAAGTCCGATCAGATCGCAAGGCGAAACGGCGCCGTCGCGATCACCACAGCCGTGTTCGCGGGCGGCCAAGTGCCGGCGGCGGGTGCAGTCGCGGTGACCGGTATCGATTTTCTGCAATCGTCGAGCAATCGCTCGGTCCTGGTCGATGCCCTTGGTTCGGACGGATCGGTCGTTCAGGGCATCCTCGCGTTCACCGCCAACGGTTCGACCTACGCGTTCACACGCTCGGTTGGCGGCGCCGCGATGAACGTTCCCGCAGGCGGAGCGACCCTGGTGGTTCGCTCCGGTCTGTCTCAGGTCTATCCGATCGAGGAGCTGAAGATCGCCACCCACGTCTATCAGGCGGGGCGGAACGACGTCGGGAAACCGGGCTACAGCGAGGACGCGACCTTCGCCAACATCGCGGCGATGGTGGATAACAACATGCCGATCGCCAAGCGCTGGCTGGCGAACGGCATCATCCCCGGCTTGGTCGATCTGCCAATAAGCCAGGGCGGCACCCGCACCGACGACGCCGCTTCGCTGGTGGTGCTGCAGCAGATCCAGAGCCTCAATATCCGGCTCGCCGCCTTTGCAGGATCGCGGTTCGTGGACATGCTCGCCGCGATCAAGCTCGCCGGGCTCACCTCTCAGTACACGGTGGGCGGGCAGGTCTTCGACATCCCCAACACGGATTTCAGCGGCGCGGACGGGCTGCACCCGGTCCTTCCCGCCGCCAAAGCGGCGATGGCGGCGGCGGTGGTGGCGAAAATGAACCAGAAAGGATGGCTTGTATGAGTTCGGTTGCCTACGTGAAGAAGTTGCTGGGCGTAACCGGCGGCTCCAAGAAGCTCTACCGCGACAATGGCATCGCGATGGCGCCGATCATGGACGATGGCTGGGTCGGCCACTTCGACTTCCGATCCGATTATGTCCGCAATGGGGGCGGCGTCGGCGTCGGCGCAACCTTCCGCAATCTCGTCGATGGCGGTGGCGTGGCAACGGTGCTCGCTCCGTTCACCGGCCTGAGCAATCGCGGCCTGCTGCTGGCGGGCGCGAGCTATTTCCAGCTCCCCGACGCGTTCAAGGTCGCCGCCAACGCCACGCACTTCACGGTCGGCCTCGCCTTCTGGAACGATCCCGCACAGGCTTATGCCGCTTCGTCCGCGATCTATCTGGCCGGCTACGGCTACCAGAACGGCGCGCAATGCACATGGGCCTTCACCGGCGCCACCGACGCGAACGGCAAGATCTCGGCGATCACCTTCCGCACGATGTCGATCGGCCTGGTGTGGCCGAACGCGGCCGCGATCAATGACGGCAACGCCCACTTCCTGGTGGCCGAGGTCATCGTCAACAGCGCCACCTCGCTGACCGTCAACCTGTTCGTGGATGGCGTGAAGGTCGCGACCACCACCGCGCAGGGTGGATATAGCGGCGCATTCAGTGTTCCGGCCGGTCAGATCGCGATCGTGGGATGCCCCACCGCGAACGCCAGCCTCACAGGCTATCAGGCGGCGTTGCGCGGTGCCGTGTGCCGCGCGTGGGTCAAGCAGCATGCGCTCGATGCCGCCAATATCGCCATCGCGACCACCGCCGCCAACGAAGCCGCCAAATACGGCGTCGCCGGCGTCAACCGCTTTGCCGCCTGAAGGAGAAAATCATGCCGCTCGAAATGAACGAACCCGTCAGGGTGCATACCGCGGATCAAGGCATCATCGCCGCCAAGTTCGTGATGGCGTGGACGGATTGGTCCGAGGACGAAGCTAAGCCCCTCATCGACGCGATGGTCGGGGAGAATGTGCTCTACGGATCGATCCCGCATGTCGATCACGCGTGGGGCAGATTGCCGTCGTGGTCACCAGCCTAGACGCGGAGGTACCTGAAGCAGCCCGCGACGCGCCGGAAGGCAACGATCATGCTACCCAGGGAGAGCAAATAGGGCGAATTTGCGCACCACGGGCGCGACAACAATCGCCGCAAACATCCACAATATTCCCACGCCTTATGTTCACAGACAGCGACTCAATTCGACGGCCGCCCCATGAATGCCGAGTTTCCAACAGGCTCATTCGAATTCATCATCCTCCGATACTCATCAATTGTCGCCTGAAGCTCGAACATATCTTCCGGATTAAACCCACACTCCACTATAACACTGCAAAACCTTGAATCAGTTTTCCATAAATTTGTGTGAGCTATGATGAAACCGTCATACCGCGATTTTTTTATATCCGCATAAATCTCCATCGCCGAAGAAATTAAAACCTTGAGATCACGAACATCATCGGCTCGATAATTATAACGCTCGTGCAGGGCGATCGGGCGGCACCTATCATGCGATATTCTAAGAACTAGAGCCTCCGCATTCCAGTTAGCACCGCCCCCGCTAAAATGAGCAAGGGCCAAATTTCTGATGTCTTTTATCCGACTATGCGCTGCCTGCAAGCTGGGGTTAATTCTCTCACCGATCCCACTTTTGAACCGCTTTTCCGAGGTAGTAAACGTCGCGCGACCGTAAAGCATAGTAGCTTGCCAAAAGAGCGCAGAAGATACGACACCTTCCCCGATCGATTGAGATTCCTCTGCATAGCTGGATTTTGGTAGGTAATTCTCCAACAAATCACAGGCGCGTCTCGCCTGAAGTAAATCCCATCCCGCAGATACGATAGCGTAGTATCTGCGGACCACGCTGCCATACGGGCGATATTTGCTACTCTTTCTCTCAAGAACCTCTATCGCTTTGAAAAGGTCGGTGCCGACAACCTGATTCATACCTGCATTTTTCCAGCCGTTAATCGACATTCTAGCCCCAGCGCCTGACATCGATGCAGCATACGAGGGGTAAAGTGAAGGTCGCCTTGTAGAAACCCTTTCCACAAGACCTGGCCCGCGCATCTCTCCGGCAGGCTCGCCATGCTCCGCGCATGAGCGATCCTGCCGACAACCAGCGCCTGATCGGCGACATCGTGCGCGAAGGCACCGTCGAGTCCGTCGATCTCGCCAAGCGCACATGCCGCTTCAAGACTGGCGATCTCGTCACCGGCGACGTGCCGTGGCTCGCCGCGCGCTCGGGCGCGACCAAGCGCTGGTCACCCCCCAGCAAAGGCGAGCAGGGCCTGCTCATCTGCCCCGAGGGTGACACAGAACGCGGCATCGTGCTGCCCGGCCTGTTCAGCAACGCGCACCCCGCGCCCTCGGCCGAGGATGTCGATCTGACCGTTTATGCCGATGGCGCGCGCATCGGCTACGATCCAGGCGCCCATACGCTCACCGCGATCCTGCCGAGCGGCGCGACCGCGCGCATCGAGGCGGACGGCGGCCTGTCGATCAAAGGCCCGGTGTCGATCGAGGGCAAGCTCACCATCACCGAGACGATCGAGGCCGAAGGCGAGATCACCGGCAGCGGCATCAAGCTCTCCAAGCACCATCACGGCCAGGTGAAGACGGGCACCGACGAATCGGGTGATCCGCTATGAACGGCATGGACCGCAACACCGGCAAGCCGCTGAGCGGCGCCGCGCACCTGAGCCAATCGGTCGGCGATATCCTCGGCACGCCGCTCGGCACCCGCATCGCGCGCCGCGAATACGGCTCGATCGTCCCCGAGCTGCTCGACCAACCGCTCAACGATCTCACCCGCGTGCGGATCTTCGCCGCCTCGGCACTGGCGCTGCAGCGCCAGGAGCCGCGCCTCAAGGCCGCGCGGTTCACGCTCGCGCGCGGCACCGAACCCGGCTCGGCCATGCTGACGATCGACGGGCGCCGCACCGATGTCGCCCAGATCAACGCCCGCGTCTCGCTCGCCGTCCCCATCCGCTCGCTGACCGCTCTCTCTGCCTGAAAGGATCCTCATGCCCGCCCCCTACCAGCACGGCATCACCGTCACCGAAGTCGCCAGCACCAACCGCACGATCGCGACGATCGCGACCGGCGTGATCGGCCTGGTCGCGACCGCCACCGCAGCCGCCGGCGCCGCGACCGCTGCGCTCGATGCCGCCTTCCCGCTCGATCGCCCGGTCCTCGTCAGGAACATCCTCACCGCGATCGACGCGGCCGGTACGGGCGGCACGCTCAAGGCGGCGCTCCAGGCCATCGCCGACCAGGTCCGCACCCCCGTCGTCGTCGTGCGCGTCGCCGCTGGCGCCGATGCCGACGCCACCAACCTTGCCGTGATCGGCACCGATACCGGCGGCGTGAAGACCGGCATGCAGGCGCTCCTCGCGGCCGACGCCCAGCTCGGCTATCGCCCGCGCATCATCGGCGCGCCTGGCCTCGACACCCAGCCGGTGGCGACCGCGCTGGCGGCCGTAGCGGCCAAGCTCCGCGCGATGGCCTATGCCGCCGCGATCGGCGCGGCCCTCGACGACGTGATCGACTATCGCGATCATTTCACCGCGCGCGAGCTGATGCTCATCTACCCCGATTTTCTCGCCCCCGACGGCGTGCTCGGCGCGACCGCGACCAGCTTCGCCGTCGCCCGTGCGCTCGGCTTGCGCGCGCAGATCGACCAGACAATGGGCTGGAACAAGACGCTCTCCAACGTGCCGGTCGCCGGCGTCGTCGGCCTCACCCACGATATCGGCTTCGACATCCAGAGCGTGGACAGCGACGCCAACCAGCTCAACGCCGCCAGCGTCACCACGATCGTCCGCCTCAACGGCGAGCTGCGCTTCTGGGGCAGCCGCACCTGCGCGCCGGCGGATAGCGACTTCACCTTCGAGAGCGCGACCCGCTCCGCACAGATCCTCGCCGACACGATGGCGGCGGGACTGGTGTGGGCGATCGACAAGCCGCTGACGCCCAGCCTCGCGCGCGACATCGTCGAGGAGATCAACGACAAGCTGCGAGCGCTGGTGCGCGGCGGGTTCCTGCTCGGCGCCGTCGCCTGGTTCGATCCCGACAAGAACCCGACCGACTCGCTCAAGCAGGGCATCCTGCAGATCAGCTACAAATACACGCCGACCCCGCCGCTCGAGCATCTCGGCCTGCAACAGGAAATCACCGACGATTACTTGGCCGATTTCGCCACGCTCGTCGCCGGCGCCTGATCCCTCACTCCTGGAGAAAACGCGATGGGCCTCCCCCGCAAGCTCAAGAACATGATGCTCTTCAACGACGGTGTCGCCTACCTCGGCGACATCGCCTCCTTCACCACTCCCAAGCTCGGCCGCAAATTCGAGGAATATCGCGGCGGCGGCATGGACGGCCCGGTCAAGATCGACATGGGCAGCGAAGCGCTCGAGGCCGAATGGAGCTGCGGCGGGCCGATGCGCGACGTGCTGCGCCAATATGGCGTCACCAGCGTTACTGGCGTCCAGCTCCGCTTTGTTGGCGCGTTCCAGAACGACGACACTGGCGATGTCGATACCGTCGAGATCGTCATTCGCGGCCGACACGAAGAAATCGACATGGGCGAGCAGAAGCCCGGTGAGGGTGGCGAGTTCAAGGTCAAAACCGCCATCGCCTATTACAAGCTGAGCTGGAACGGTCAGACCGAGATCGAGATCAATCAGCTCGGCATGGTCTTCGTCGTTGGCGGCGTCGATCGCCTCGCTCCCGTCCGCGACGCGATGGGAATCTTCTGACCTGGCCGGCGCCCGCCGGCGCCGGCCCCTTCCCCTTTTGAACCTGAGGCGCTTCCATGACCGACACTTCGACCGACACCCCGCTGATGCGCAGCTTCACCAACGATGAGCCGATCATGTTCGGCGGCAAGATCCTCATCCCCGCCGGCACCACGATTTCCGTGCGCAAGCCCGGTTCGGGCGAGATGCGTGGCCTCAAGCTCGCCGAGCTGATCCAGCTCGACGTACTCTCGCTCGAGACGATCGCGCCGCGCATCACCTCCCCCATCATCCAGAAGGGCGCCGTGCTCGATCCTGCGGACCTCATGCAGTTCGGGACCGAGGTGATGGATTTTTTGCTGCCGAAATCCGCGAAGGATGCGGCCTCCCCGCAAGCGTAGACGAAGCGATGGCGGATTTGGCGATCGTCTTCCACTGGTCGCCAGCCGTCATGGACCCGATGAGCGTCGCCGAGCTGATGGGCTGGCGCGAACGCGCCGCCGCGCGCCACAATCCCGAAAGCTGAGCCGTCATGGACCGCGACCTTCGTATCCGCCTGCTGCTCGAAGCCGCCGATCGCGTCACCGGCCCGCTGCGCGGCATCGCCGGCGGATCCTCGCGCGCCGCCCAGGCGCTCCGCGCCACGCGCGACCGGCTCAAGGAAATCGAGCGGGCGCAGTCGCAGATCGCCGGCTTCCGTCAGCTCAAGGCGGGCCTGCGCTCGACCGAACAGTCGCTGCACGCCACCCAGACCCGCGTCGCGGATCTCGCGCGCCAGATCCGGCAGACGTCCAACCCGACGCGGCAGATGATCCGCGACTTCGAGCGCGCCAAGGCAGAGGCGGCGCGGCTCACCCGCCAGCATGAAACCGAATCGCGCGAGTTGCAGACGCTCCGCGACCGGCTCCGCGCGGCCGGCATTTCCACCAACGACCTGGCGCGCCATGAGCGCGAGCTGCGCGAGCGTGCCGCCGGCGCCAACCGCGAGCTGCAGGAACAGGAACGCCGGCTTCGCGGCGTGCTCGATCGCCAGCGCCGGCTGACCGCCGCGCGCGAGCAGTTCAGCCGGTACCAGGGCGTCGCGACCGGTCTCGCCGTCGGCGGCGCTGCCGCGATGGGCACCGGCATGGCGATGGCGCGTCCCTTCCTGGGCGGCATCAAGGAAGCACAGGCCTACCAATCGGCGATGACGGATATCGCGCAGAAGGCCGACATGACACGGCAGGCAGGCGAGCGCATGGGCGTTGGCCTGCTCGCGGCCGCTAAGGCGGCAAACCAGATGCCAGCGGATCTGCAAGCGGGCGTCGATGCCCTCGCCGGCTTCGGCCTCGATCCGCGCAAGGCCACGCAGATGATGCAGCCGATCGGCCGCGCCGCCACCGCGTACAAGGCGGAAATCGCCGATCTGTCGAAAGCCGCGTTCGCCGCCAACGACAATCTCAAGGTGCCGATCGACCAGACCGGCCGCGTCATCGACATCATGGCGCAGGCCGGCAAGAGCGGCGCGTTCGAGATCAAGGACATGGCGCAGTATTTCCCGACGCTGACCGCCGGCTATCAGGCGCTCGGGCAGACGGGTACCGCTGCAGTCGCCGATCTGGCCGCAGCGCTCCAGATCGCGCGCAAGGGTGCCGGCGATGCCGCGTCGGCCGCGACCAACGTCGAGAACGTCCTTCAGAAGATCGCTTCCCCGGCCACCATCGGCAAGTTCAAGAAGTTCGGCGTCGATCTGCCCGCCGCGCTGAAGAAGGCTTATGCCGAAGGCAAGACGCCGCTCGAGGCGATCGCCGAGCTGACCAACAAGACGCTGGGCGGTGACCTCGGCAAGATCGGATTCCTGTTCGAGGACGCCCAGGTGCAGCAGGGCTTGCGCCCGCTGATCCAGAACCTGCAGGTGTATAAGCGGATCCGCGCCGAGGCAGCCGGCGCCAGCGGCACGACCGACCGCGATTTCGCCGAGCGCATGAAGGACTCGGCCGAGCAGTCCAAGCAGCTCGACATCAACGCCAAGGTGCTCGGCATCACGCTCGGCACGATGCTGCTGCCGACCGTCAACGCCGTCACCCAGAAGCTCACCGCCTGGGCGAACTGGGTCGGTGAGGCGGCAAAGCGGCATCCCGCGCTCGCGAAGGGCATTGCCTTGCTCGGCGGAGGCCTGGCGGCGCTGCTGATCGTCCTGGGCGGCGCCGGCATCGTATTGGCCGGCCTGGTGGCGCCATTTGCGGCATTGGCGACCGTAGCGACCTTCTTCGAGATCGGCATGCTGCCGCTGATCGGAATCGTCGCCGGCGTTGTCCTCGGCATTCTCGCGCTCGGCGCCGCTGCCTATACGATCTATGCCAATTGGGGCGCTATCGCTGGTTGGTTCGCCGGTTTGTGGGCGTCGATCAAGGCCGCCTTCTTCGGGAGCATCGCCGCGATCGGCGCGATGCTGTCCGGATTTTCCCCCCTCGGTCTCTTGTCCGCCGCATTCGCGGCGCTGATGAGCTGGCTTGGCGTGAAGATCCCGGCCGACCTCGCGACCGCCGGCAAGAACATGATCCTCGGTTTGATCGGCGGTATCACGGGCATGCTCGGCGCACTGCAATCGACGATCGTGAACGCCGCGAATTCGGCTGCCGAGTGGTTCAAAAAGAAGCTGGGCATCCACTCGCCGAGCCGGGTCTTCATGGCGTTCGGTGGACACATCATGACCGGCCTTTCGAACGGCATCGCTGGCGGCGAGGATGGGCCAGTCGGGCGTATAGACAGCCTGTCCAAGCGGCTCACGGCGGCAATGGTCGTTGGCGCGGCGATGCCGGCGGTCGCAGCCGCCAGCGCCACGCCGTCAAATGCGCTCGCGGGCGGTGCGGGCATGGGGATGACGATCGGCTCCGTTACTATTCAGGTCTACGCGGCGGCCGGTCAGAGCCCTGCCGATATCGCCAAAGCGGTGCGCGCCGAACTCGAAACACTGCAGCGGGAACAGGCAGCGAGGCAGCGATCGAGCTTCGCCGATCAGCAGGATTGGAGTGACCGCGCATGATGTTGTCCCTCGGCATGTTCGTGTTTGCCATCCCAACGCTCGCCTATGAGGAGATGAAGCGCCGCGCCGATTATCGCCATGCCCGGTCGGCGCGGATCGGCGCGCGCGACGCCACGCAGTTCGTCGGGCCGGGTGACGAGACCATCTCGCTGTCAGGCGCGGCCTTCGCCGAACTGTCCGATGGGCAAGCCTCGCTCGACCAACTCCGCGACATGGGGGCGAGCGGCGACACCTGGCCGCTCGTCGATGGTACCGGTCGCGTCTACGGCGCGTTCGTCATCGAGGGCATCGACGAGGGCCAGAGCCACTTCCTTCCCGATGGCACCGCCCGCAAGATCGACTTCTCGATCTCGCTGCTGCGCGTGGACGAGGAGCGCGAGGATCCCGCCGAAAGCGCTTCGGACGATTACCCGACCGATGACCAGGGCTATCTCATCGGTGTGCCCGACGACACCCCAGATCCCGAGGTTCCTGACGAGGACGTGTGATGATCTCCAACGTCCCCGACTATCGCGTCACGCTCGACGGTAAGGATTTGACAGCACGCTTCCGTCCGCGCCTGCTCTCGCTCAGCATCACCGAAAAGCGCGGCGACGAAGCCGACCAGCTCGACATCGCGCTTGACGATGCGGATGGCAGGCTGGCGCTGCCAAAGGCGGGCGCCGTGCTCCATATTCAGATCGGCTGGAAGCAGGGTAGCGGCGTCAAGGTCGGCCTGGTCGATAAGGGCAGCTTCGTCGTCGATGAGATCGAGCACAGCGGCCCGCCCGACGCGGTGACGATTCGCGCGCGCTCCGCGGACTTCACCAGCGATCTGCGCACGCGGCGGGAGACGAGTTGGCACGATACCACGGTCGGCGCCGTCGTGTCCGAGGTGGCGGGTCGCAATGGCCTGTCCGCCCGCTGCGCGCCGGCGCTGGCGTCGGTCTCCGTCAAGACACTCGCCCAGAGCCGTGAAAGCGACATGGCCTTGCTGCGCCGCCTCGGCCGCGAGCACGATGCCGTCGCCACCATCAAGCGCGGTGCGCTGATCTTCGCGCCCGTCGGCAGCGGCCAGACCGCGAGCGGCGCCGCCCTGCCCTCGCTCAGCCTGCGACGGCGTGACGGCGATCGGCACAGCTACCGGGTCGAGAAGCGCGAGGAGGCCGAAGGCGTCACCGCCAGCTATCATGATCGCGACGAGGCTGCCCGCAAGGATGTGACCGTCGGCAAGGCCGCCGGCGCGAAGAAGCTCAGCCATGTCTATGCGACGAAATCGAGCGCCGAGCGCGCCGCCAAATCGACGATGAAGCGCGCCGGGCGCCAACCCGTGTCGCTCACCCTCGCGCTCGCGCTCGGCCGCGCCGATCTCTATCCCGAGCAGAAGGCGAGCGTGTGTGGCTTCAAAGCTGAGATCGATGCCATAGGCTGGCTGGTGTCCGAGGTGACGCACACCGTCAATGACCGCGGCTTCGTCACCGGGTTGAAGCTGGAGAGCGCATCTTAGAAAGCGAACTATGGTGTAGAGAATTGCGAGTTTACGAGACCTGCGTTTTTTCGGCAGACGAGGCTAAAACTGGCAGATCATCCTCTGCGGGCAAACTCTCCTCGATCGCCGCGATAAGAGAGAACACCCGACCGGCCTCCTTGTCGGTGTCGAGATACTCCCGATAAGCACGGTATGCATTTTCGATCAGCTCTTGGTACAGAACAACACGAGAATCGATAAATTTCATCTGGTCTTCGGAAGCTTTTTTCGCGCGGTCCGATGTCCAATCGCTAAGTGGCTTACCGACGACGCATACTATCTCCACCGCGTCGTTCGATTGCCCATACTCGCCCAGAAGCTTTTCAAGGGCATTCCGATATTTCCGAACTTGTTGCAATAAAGCGTCAGTATTGGTTAGAACTCCCGACCTCTTGAGTTCGATGATGACGTGGCGACCGCCGGTTTTTCTGTACTTTATATCGATCCGAGCTTTCTTTTCATCATCGGTAAGGCCAGCATCTATCTTTGCAAACTCAGTCTCGACGCGCTGTTCCATGTACTGCGTTTCGGTAGCTCTTTCCCACGAGGGATCGAGCAGCCAAAGGTGATTGAATAGATGTTGCTGGATGACTTTTTCGAGGACGTTCTCATCGACTTTCTGCTGCAAAGCTTTCACCACGCGAATGCGCCCTGCTATTATCTGGTGGTAAAGGGTAGCTTCCAGATCGTCGTGATGACCGAATATCACCCCGAACAATTCTAGGTTGTCGAGAGTTATATCCTGCAGAGCATCAAGATTTTTTCTATAGCGCAAGCTCTCGAAAGCCAAAACACCGTGCTTTATTAGTGTGCGCCGCTGCTCCCCATCGTCAACAGTCAGTTGATTTATACGACCAAATAGGGTTGCAGCGCGCTTCTTATCATCCCCTACGAGTTCTCCAAACCAATCTTTTACCGCGGGGATTTCCATAGCCGCTGCAGTTCCGGTCTCATTTCTGAACTTGGTCCATTGTGACTGGATATACTTCAGTTCGACACCGATCGATTCCTTCAGAGCTTCGTAACGCGGATCGTCCTCAATCAGCGATTGGCGGCTGCTGGTTGCGATGTCCTCTTCGTCATCTACATCTAGAAAGTCGGCGTGAATCTCGCCCATGAGGTATTTGGTATAAATACCGCCTTCGTTGAACCGTTCGAGAATATCTTCCTGTGCCAATTTGCCCCGCACCATGACGACGATCCGGTTTAGGTTTTCGCCCCCGTCGTCCTTGAGAGCGCCAGCTTCTCGCACTGTTCCGATCCACCCATCTACTCCGACGATAGTCCGAGCGGATTCGCGATCCAGTTTCTTGGCCTGCCCGCGTAACGCCACACCTTTAGGACCGTAATGCCAGAGATATTGCAGCTTGTGTCCGTAGTCTCTGTCTTCGGGTGAAACCGCCGCGCCGTTCACGTGGACGTCGAAGTGGAACTCGGGGCCGATGATGCTGAAGCGTCGCGCCAGCCGGCGCTTCAGCGCGGATTCGGTATTGTTCAATTTTTTTCGGAGGTTACGCAAAACGATCCGCGTGCCCTTCGTCACGACCAGGTCTGTTTTCGCGAGCGACTCCGGCACGTACTTTCCTACGCCGCCCTTGATCTTATCGCGGATGTCAGAAAGTTTCATAGTGAAGCCGTTGCGCTCCCCGTCACGAGCGGACTGGACTTCGACTTCGTCGGCGATCGAGAAAAGCGAGAGCTTACCTATGCCCTTCCGGCCCATGACGCGCCGCCCGAAGCGGGGTGTTACCGCCTCTCCCGCGGCTTCACGACGTTGATATCCGACGGTCAGAAACTTCGAGTTGATGTCGCTTTCGGTCATCCCGTGGCCATCATCGGTGATGACTATGGTCGCATCATCTTTCGAAATATCAATCGTCACATGCTCCGCGTCGGCATCCCACGCGTTGGCGACTACCTCCGCTAAGATCGCAGGAACGTTGCTATAGAGGTTAATTCCAAGATGGTTGAGCACGTTGAGGCTCAACGTCATTTCGAATTCGGCCAAAGCGATTCCCCTCGTATGGGGTCACCGTACTCAACACGTTGCCCGCCTACAACGGCCCACCGAAAATGGTAGAGACGGTGTTCCGGCGTCGAGGCGGCTCTCCTTGCGAAAGCCGCCGACTCGGTTAAATGGATCGAGTACGGCGCACCGCCGGAACAGACGCGAGCGGAGCGATGAAGGCGGTCGAAAGCACCGAAACGAACAGGGATCAGGCTCACGGGCCGAGCGTAGCCTCGGTGGTCGATCTGTTTTGCGGCGCGGGCGGCTTGGCGCATGGCTTCCGCAACGAGGGGTTCTCGATCGCGGCGGGCATCGATCTCGACCCGGCGTGTCGCTATGCTTTCGAGTACAACAATGCCGCCAGATTCGTGGAAAAAGATGTCGACGAACTGACCGGCGAGGAATTGACGGGATTGTTCGCGAAGCACAGTCGGCGGGTGCTCGTCGGTTGCGCGCCGTGCCAACCGTTCTCCACCTACAATCAGAAGGGCAGAGGCAAGGCCAAGTATGGCTTGGTCGATAAATTTTCCGAATTGATCGCCCGGTGCGAGCCCGATGTCGTTTCTATGGAAAACGTTCCGAAACTCGCCGACTTCGACGGAGGACGGCTGCTTGATGGTTTCGAAGCACGTCTGGTCGATCGAGGCTACGAAGTCAGCAGGAAGATCGTGCCCATGATTGAGTACGGTTTGCCTCAGAAGCGGCGCCGGCTTGTCGTATTAGCCTCCAAGCTCGGACCGATCGAGCTTGATGAGCCGCAGCAAAAGGCCGCGAAGCGGACGGTCATGGACGAGATCGGAGATCTCCCTCCTTTGGCCGCAGGTGAGGTCGATCCCGACGACCAGCTTCATAAAGCTAGCCGTTTGTCGGATTTGAACCTGAAACGAATCCGCGAGTCACGGCAGGGCGGAAGTTGGAGCGATTGGAACCCCGAGCTCGTCGCTGCCTGCCATCGGACGGACGGCGGCAAAACCTACCGTTCGGTATACGGACGCATGGAGTGGAACGAGCCGGCGCCAACGATCACGACTCAATTCTACGGGTTCGGCAACGGTCGGTTCGGGCATCCAGAGCAGGACAGAGGCATATCGCTGCGCGAAGGCGCGATGCTTCAGTCCTTTCCGCGTGACTACCGCTTCACCGCACCGGGGCAGCGCGTCCACATGAAAACCGTGGGGCGCTTGATCGGCAACGCGGTGCCCGTGACGCTTGGTCGGATCATAGCCCGATCCGTGCGCCGGCATTTGGCCGAACATCCGGTTTGAGTTCGCCCAAGTTCGAGAACGTTTCGCCGGAACGCTCCCGTCTGATGGCGAGGGTGAAGGGGAAGGACACGAAGCCCGAACTCCTCGTTCGCCGAGCGCTGCACGCTCTAGGCTATCGCTTTAGACTGCACCGACGCGAACTACCTGGCCGTCCGGACATAGTGCTGCCGCGGTACAGAACCGCAATATTCATTCATGGCTGCTTTTGGCATCGGCATCCCGAATGTTCGAAGGCGAGCATGCCGAAGACTAGGGTCGATTTTTGGCGGGAGAAATTCGAGACCAACATAGACCGCGACGGACGCAATATAGCCGCGCTGCGGGAGCTCGGTTGGCAAGTGCTCGTCGTTTGGGAATGCGAGACCAAACAAATCGAAGAACTGACTTTGCGCCTGGCAGCAGCGTTGGGTCGACGGGAGCACGCCGATGGTGAAAGTTGACAAGTGGACGGATGATGAGCTTGAGGCCGCATTGCGAGCTTACGTTCACGTCCTCTCAGGGGACAAGACGGGAACACAATTCTCCCCGACATTGCTCCATCGTTCTCTGATCGCCGGCCCGCTTGCCAATCGGAACGAAGGAGCCGTTGGGCGCCGGATGTCCAACATATCCGCCGTGATGGTAGCGGCGAACGAGCCGTTCGTCGCACGTTATAAGCCGTCCTTGAACCATGTCGGAGCAAACGTAAGTGCCACAATTCTCAGACTGCTCGCAAAAATGCGCAGCGATGCTCGGCACCCCACGTCTGATCCCACTGTTTTGGAAACCAGAGCCTACACGCTGATGGCGTGCGGAAGTCTCCCAAAGCCGTTGGGATCGGGCAATCCAGGAACTCGAAGCGGATTGACAACGACATACGTCAGATCGCCTGAAGTGGTTGCTTGGATCCTGCAACAAGCGAAAGGCATTTGTGAAGCCTGCGACAAGCCAGCCCCTTTCGTTTCTGCGTCAGGCACACCTTATTTGGAGGTACATCACGTCAAGCATCTTGCGGACGGCGGTCCGGACGTAGTGGAAAACGCCGTCGCCTTATGCCCCAACTGCCATCGCCGACTTCACCATGCGAGCGACGCGCGTCCCTACCGCCAGGCGCTCCTCAAACGCTGCTTGAGGCTGCTCGAATTCTAGAGCAACCTCAAGCTCAACGAGACGCTGCATTTTACACGGGTTGCACCTGACGCCACCTCATTGATGCGATCCGGTCCAGCACCCGGTGTCTCGACACATGTCTCAAACGAACGACCAATATATCATGAAGCTGGACAGTTATCGTGTCCGATAGTCGGCGGCAATGTCGACGGCCACATTTTGAAGCTGGCCCCCATCGACGTCATAATTTTGGTCGAAAGCCTCTTTCGCGACGCTTTTGAGATCCTCGGCCAGCGCCGACACATCATCGCCTGAAAGCGCTCCGGACGAGACCAGAACGCGGATAAGCGCCCGGTAAGCATTTTGCGTAGCAACATCCATTTTCGGACTCCCTGTCTAAGCTAACTATCTGGAGCTTTGCAGGTTGAAAACAAGAGGAGCGGGCAACGCCCAGCTACGCGCCAAGCCACTCATCTCGGCATGGCATTTCCTACACCGTCGCCCCGTGGCACTGGAATAAAACAAGAACAAACTTTGGACGAACATTGAGCGCCCCGGTATATCGATCGACCCCAGGCTGCGATCTCGCCTGCCCCCGCTGCGACGTCATGTGCGCGACGCTGGTGGCAATTCGCGATGATCTCTGGCGGGATCTGGAACGGCTTCATCGCGAGCGCGCGGTGCGGCCGGCGCGTGTTCGGGTGCGAGATCTCGAAGCTGTGCAAAGCCAGTTGGCAGCCGCCGAGCGAGCAGTTGCGCGATTTCGTCCTTCGGCCTGGTCAGATCAAGCGGGAGCAGCAGGCCTTGAAACATGCGCGCCAGCGCGGCTTCACTAGGGAAAGCCACATGCATCATGACCAACTGGGGAGCTGGGGGAGCAGGAAGGCGAGCGTCGGCTGCCGGATCGTCGATCTCTCCCAGCAGATACTCGGGCGTGGTGTCGAGGGCTCGCGCAATCTTATGGATACGCGAGGAGCCGCCCGCACCCCGTTTGATCAGGTTGTTGATCGACGGCTGGGTCACACCGACTCGTCGAGCGAGCTCTGCCTGTGACATACCTGTGGCAGCAAGCCGTTCAACGAGTCGATCACCTAAGCTCATGGTTCAACCCTATTACTTTGGTTATAGCATGAAACTTCGTTCTAGTGATTGACGACATATAACTTTGGTGATAGCTCCACCGCATGGAGCAAGAACCCACCCCGTTCGAAGCACTCACCCAAGCGGTCGAGATCGCTGGCGGGCAGTCAGCCTTGGGCCGCATCTGCGGCAAGGCGCAGCCCACTGTTTGGAAATGGCTTCAAAACGGCAAGCACCTGCCGCCAGAGCATGTGCTTGCGGTCGAGGATGCGACCGGCGTTTCCCGATATTTGCTCCGGCCGGACATCTACCCTCGCGATCATACCGCTGACCTATCGCCGACGCCGCTGGGTGTCGCGTGCGATCGCGCGCCGATTTTGGACCGAGGCGCCGGTGGCTGATCTGTTCGCCAACGCCCCGGCACGCGGGGCCGCGCGCATCGCGCAAGAGCGCGTGCGTACCCTGCCCGCGTTGCTCCACACCTTACAGACGTTCTGGAAGATCGCGGGGGACCAGCATCACGCTTCGGTCAACCTCGCCGGCGTCGATCCGCTCGACGGCGCAACCGTGTCGCTCAACCGCGACGATCGGGGCGTGCTGTACGTCCAGTTCGAGGGGCTAAAACGATGACGAAGGTCGTTGCCCCCCTCACCTTCCCGCACGCCATCCGCCGTGTCGCGGCCGTGCTCGACTATCCCGAGATCGCGCGGATCGTGCGGCGCAGCTCCAGCCTCGCGCGCAAATGGTCCGATCCTGCGACGCGCAAATCGCCCTCGCTCGATCAGGCGCTCGCGATCGAGGCGGCGTATCGCGCCGCCGGCGGCGAAGGCTCGCCGATCCTCGAGGCGTTCGCCTTTCAGCTCGATGCCCTGGTCGTCGAGCAATCCGCCTGCCAGCGCGCGCTGGCGGACGAGCTTGCCGTTTTCGCCAAGGAATGCGGAGAGGCGCTCGCCGTCGGCATCGCCATCACCCAGCCGGGCGCGGTCAGCCCGTCATCCGTTCATCACGCTCTGGTCGAAGCCGAGCAGGCGCGTCGCGCCGCCGGCACCTTCATCGGGCGCCTAAAGAGTTTCCTTCCGCGCGGCGCGGGGCCGCTCGGGGAAAGCGCCGGGGGAGGCACCGCGTGACGACCAAGTCCAGACTACCACGAATCACCTGCCCGCATTGCGGGACGCGCACCATCGTGCGCAGCAGCGAACAGGTCACGCCGACATATCGCGAGGTGCGCCTGTCCTGCGAGAACGAGGAGTGCGGGCACACCATGCTCGCCGGCATCTCGATCATCCGCACCATCCGCCCGAGCGCGCGGCCGAACCCGGACGTCATGCTGCCGATCGGCAACCAGAACCTGCGCGTGGCGCGCGCGCGGCCCGCCAATGACGATACCCGCGTGCCCGCCAACGACGAGCAGCCGCTCGGCCCCGAAACCGAGGCTGGGGCCATGATCGAAAGCGGCTGATCCGCGCGGGATAGCCCGCCCGCCCCTACCCGTCCGAACCGCCGACCCGGCCGCAGCCTCCCCGCTGCCGGCATCGGCACCCCCTTGCCCGAAAGGAACCGATGCGATGATGCACATCCAGCCTTCCGAAATGCGCAGAACCGCCGAGCAGATCGGCGCGCCGGCGCGCATGACGCCGTGGCGCTACCTCAAGCTGCGCCGCCTCGCCGCCGGCCTCACCATAGAGCGCCTCGCCGAGAGCATCACCCCGCGCGGGCGCGACCGCCGCAAGACCGTCGCGCTCATCGCGTTGCTGGAAACCGAAGGCGCGCACGCCCGCAACGACCTGACGCTCCGCGCGCTCGCCAACGCCTTCCCGTTCGATCCGCTCGTTTATCGCCAGTTGGCCGAGGAACCAGCCGATCGCCATCCGCGCGTCTGCGGTACCTGCGGCTGCTCGCATTGGGATCCGTGCGAAAGCGAAGCGGGTTGCTGCGCCTGGACCGCGCCGGACCAGTGCAGCCGCTGCGCGGGGAACGACGGCGCGCAGGCGGGCGATCATGCATGATGCCGCCCCCAAGCGCGCCGCGCCGCTCGCGCGTGCGATCCGCGGCGATCATCGTCGTCACGATCCTCGCGCTGCCGATCCTCTTCGTGGCGTTCCTCGCCAGCTTCGACGCGAAGCGATGATGCCAGCCGCGATCCACGATCAGGCGTGCCGCTGCCGCGCGTGCCACCCCGCGTCCTGCACGGATCGGCCGCTGGTCGGCTGGAACGTCGTCGCGCTCGTCGCCGTGGCGGGCACCGCCGCGCTGCTGTTCGATGCCGGCGGCTTCACCCCCTGGCTCGCCGGCCTGCTCGGCATGCTGCGCTGACCTTTTCAACCTGGAGAGCCGATTATGACCGACACCATTGCCGCCGACCGATTGCGCCTGCTCATCGAGCGTATCGAGCGCCTTGAGGAAGAAAAGCGCGGGATCGCCGACGACATCAAGGACGTCTACGGCGAAGCCAAGTCCACCGGGTTCGACACGAAGACGATCCGGCAGATCGTCCGCCTGCGCAAAATGGAGAAGCACCACCGCGACGAAGCCGCGGCGCTGCTCGAAACCTACATGCAAGCGCTGGGTCTCGCCTGATGCCGCGCGCGACCATGTCATCGTGTTGTTGGCGTTGCACGCGGGGCGCGATTGCACGCCGGGAGTGCCCGCACCTTGGGTGCCGACGGCCGGGAAGTTCCGGCCGTCGGCAGTACCCAGGCGGCCCGGCATGATCGACACCATCCTGTTCGCGATCGTCCTCACGCTGCAGCTTGGCGATGGCATTAGCACGGTTCTATGCCTCCGCTACGACGGCCTCAGCGAAGGCAACCCCGCCGCCAGGCATCTCATGGGGAGCTTCGGCGTCGTCACGGCATCGGTGATCCTCAAGGTGGCCGCGGCCTTGCTCGCGCTCGCTGTCCTGCTCCTGGCGCCTTTTAACGGCACCCGCACAGCTATCCTCGCCGTCGCGGCCGTCATGTTCGCTTGGGCAACGGGGAGCAACGTTCGGCTTCTCATCAAAAAGCGCCACGCAAGCGATCGTGGGGCGTGAGCCATTATCGACCCGCGAGCCGTCAATTGCCCTGTCCTACACCATGCAGCGCGCCCGAAGGAAACAGCATGAAATCCGGCGAAATCACCACCACCCCGGAAGGCGAACAGCGCCACCCCTGGGACTGGTATGTCGAGCAAGCGTGGGTGACCGAGCGGCTGTGCGACGTCGTCGATCTGGAAAGCGACGTCCACTATCTCGATCCGACCTGCGGCCTCTGTACGATCCCGCAGGTGCTCGCAAATCGCGGGATGACGGCGTTCGGCACCGATATCGTCCAGCGCACCGACAGCAGCCTGTTCCTGGCCGAGCATGATTTTCTCGGCGCGCAGATGCTGCTGATCGAGCGCTGTCACCCGCTCTCGATCGTCATGAACCCGCCCTTTTCCTATCAGGACGGCAAGCTGGTGCGCGGCCTCGCCGAAAAGTTCGTTCGCCGGGCGCTCCAAATCTCTACGCACAAAGTAGCGGCGTTGTTGCCCATAAAGTGGCTGGCTAGCTCTGGACGGGTGAGCCTGTTCCGAGACTTCCCGCCGTCGATCTACGTCCTCGCCGAGCGGCCATCGATGCCGCCCGGCGACCGGATCGATCAGCTCGGCCCGCGCCGCGCATGGAAGGGCGGCAAGGTCGATTACGCCTGGTTCGTCTGGGACAAGCGAGGCCCGCGCGTCGAGCATGCTCGCACCTTCTGGATACCGCCGCGCCCGAAGGCGCGCGCACAAGCTGAGCGGAGGCTCGCGGCATGACCGGCACGATCCCCTCCATCGTCCACCTCGACAAGCGCGTCTGCCGCGCCGCCGAGGTGGGGCGCGGCGTCGATCTGACCGCCGCCGATCTCGATCTGCTGGTCGGCCTCGGCCTCATCGGCCTCCTCCACACCGCCAAAGCCCAATATCTCGAGGAACAGACACGATGCCGGCACGCGAGGCGCCAATCTATCGCCGAGGCAAATACTGGCTCGACAAGCTCCGCCGCGAGGACGGCACGCCCCGCTCGTCCAGTTGGTACGTCTTCTGGTACGATCCCGAGAAGCGACGCGAAGCGAGCCTCTCAACGGGCACGGACGACGCTGACAAAGCCGTCGTCCAGCTCGACCGGCGCTACCTGAGCGACAAGGGCGAAGGCCCGGCTTTCTGCCACGCCTGCGGCCAGCCGCTGGCCTCCGCCGACGCCTATCTGCTCAGCGATGCCATCGCGGATTACATGCTCGAGCACGGCGACCTTCAGGATTCGGCCGTCAGTATCCGCGCGCGCCTGAAGCACGTCCTCGATTTCCTCGATGCCGAGGAGGCGCGCGCCGGCGGCGTGTTCGGGATCGAGACGAGCTGCGCCGCCGCCTGCGGCAACGTGTTCGTCACCGCGTTCCGCGCCTGGTCGAAGGAGCAGCCGGTGGTGTGGCGCAACAAGGCCGGCGATGTCACCGCCTCGCGCCCGCGTTCGGGCGCCACCACCGAAGAATCGGTGCTGCAGGTGGCGGCCGCCCTCAACCATGCCGTCAACGCCGATCCGCCCCGCTCGGAGAAGCGTCCGGTCTATCGCCCGCTGCCACGCAAGCAGGTCTCCCGCCCGCGCCGGCACCGCGTCGAGGTGCCGGTGATCGCCGACATGCTGGCTTACGCGGCCGAGGCGAGCAAGAAGCGCGCCTCGCTGCACGCCTTCATCGTGGCGTCGCTCTGCACACTCGCCCGCCCCGACTCGGTGGTGGACATCTGCGTCGCCCCCGAGCGCGAGCAATGGCATTCGGGCGCCCCGACGCTCGATCTCAACCCCTTCGGCCGGCGCCAGACCAACAAATATCGGCCCGTCATCCCGGTCCTGCCGCAACTCGAGGAATGGCTCGCCGCCGAGCTGGCCGCCTACCGCAGCCTCGACCCCGCCGCGCGCAAGGGCGCCGGCTTCCTGGTCAATTATTACGGCAAGCCCGTGCTCAACGTGAAGCGCGCGTGGAACACCATGCTAACCGAGCTGAAGCTGCCCGAAGGCCGCGAGTGGAAGCCCTACCTGCTCCGCCACAGCCTAGCGACGATCCTGCGCAACCGCGGCGTCGCCAAATGGGATCTCGAAGGCTTCATGGGCCACGACGTGACCGGATCGACCGAGGTGTACGCCATCGGCCGATTCGAAACGGTCACCCGCGCCCTGCAAGACATCCTGGGAGAGATCGATCTCCGCGCACCGGGCACTTTGCGCCGAAACTGCGCCGAAGGCGGTCTATCCGGTCAGTCAGCAAAGGAGCCGAAAATGACCGGATAG